GACCAAACCAACTTCGTGGCGCGACAATCGGCATTTGTTAAGCGCGCCGTTCGGATTTCACGCTGCTGCTGTGCCTAGCGTTTACGCCAACACGCCGCGCAATGTTTACGCAGCGTTGCGCCATCGCACAGCGCGTGTCAAGTATCCGACGAAGAAAGGCGCCGTGCCGCGGTTTCGGTCTTGGTTATTAAAAAATTCTCCCGATATTTACCGTGATGGACAAACCGGTGTGCGCACTAAAATCCCACCCGTACCCCTCGAGGTTTTTTATAAACGTTATCCGATGCACGTGGCCAATGCGCTACGCACCGCCGCCGCTGAGTTAGTCGCCAAAGTTGTCAATAGGCGTCGCATTTATCGAACGTGTATGTTCGTAAAAGGCGAGAACGGCGGTTTGACTGTGGGTTACACCACCGCGGCTAAGGCGCCACGCGGTGTTTCGTCCTGTACACCTTGGCTCAACGTGCTGATTGGCCCTGGCGTCTTGTCCGCTCATGCTGCGTTAAAATCCGCCTGGTCACTCGGTCACGTTGTAGTGGCGTGTAGTGGCCTGAACACCGGCCAAATTGGCGACGCCATTCATGAACGCGCCTCTCGCCCACACGTGATTTTTGAAGGTGATTTCGCGAAATTTGAATCGTCGCGTGCGCAGTTCACGTTTGACGCGCAATACGATTTTATAAAACGCAGCGGCTGCGATACCATTACGTTAGACGGAAAACGGTTGCTCACGCATTTGCGTCGTGGTGAACGGTTGAGCGGCCGCACTATGGATCGTGGTATCCGTTATTCTATTCCCGGCGTCCTGTGCTCTGGTCGTGCTGACACCACCATGGGCAACACCACGGTCAATGGACTGATAGCGCTGTATGTTATTTGCCGGTCAAACGGCTGGTCAGTCGCCGAGTGCATCCGACGCGACGTTGTGGTCTTCGTCAATGGTGATGATTCGCTCATATTTGGACCGCCCGGTATGAAGTATGACGTTAAGTATGCTGCTGAATTGGGGTTTACCATTGAGCTCGAAAGTCGAAAACACGTTTTTGAGGCCACGTTTTGTTCCCAACGCATGTATCCAGCCGTGGTTGACGGCGTTGAAACGATCCGTCCCGC